CGATCGAATGCACTTTTGCATCGAGCAGGGAGCGCAGTGCATTGCTTATCTCGAAGGCCATCAGGCACCCTGCGCGATCCCCAGGACGTCCCGGACCTGCACGAGCCATACCCCGATCGTCTCGATATTGCCGACCAGTGTAACAACCGCGATCTGCTCCGGGCCGATCGTTGCCAGCTCCGTGTCTCCGCTGTCAGTCAGCTTCATGTCGTAGGATGCATGAAGGTTTGCGAGAAAAAACTGCGGGCCACCAAGGATAAGATTGGTTGCCACTGGAAGCTTGATATTCAGGTTATTGACCGATGGCAAAAAAGACCGCACGCGCGGCTGCCTGGCCTTCAGCTCGACATCGACGGATACAGCGCTGTAACGCGCCCCGCCGTAGAATTCAAGCTCGCTGATCATGGGCCGCGCCTGATTCCAAAGTTCAGATCACGCATGATCTGCGACCTGGATTGCCTGAAGCTGTTGGCGTCTGGCGTCGTGATGTACATGCTGACGTTGATCGGTGCCTGGGCCGTTTCAGTGGCCTTTACCCCAAGCCTGCCCTGGCTGTCTTTTGCAAGAGGCATGATAGCTTCTTCGCCTTTTTCTCCTGCAATACCCATTCCGGTACGCATAGGGAAAACGAACGGGCCACCAATGACACCGCCCTTTTCGAACTTTGTTGGTATGTCAAACGGAAGCTGGCGCGTTCCACCACCAGGCAGCTTTTCGCCGTATCCTATGGACGCGATGTCCCCGCCGCCACCCGGGCTGAACATTCCCATAAGCGCCCCGATGCCCTGCTGGGTCCATTCCACCATTTGCTTTTTCATTGGTTCGGACACGAAGGCCCTGAACATCGCCTTTTCGATGTCGAGAAGCATCGCTTTTATGGTGTTTCGCAAATTGTCGGTTGCAAAGACAGCCTTTTCAAAGGCAGAAACAAAAGCGTCGCCAATATCGTTTGCTGCATTTTTAATCTGTTCTGCCGTTTCCTTGCTTTTCTTTCTGAGCCTTTCCATTTCGCGAAGCATATCTTCGATTTCTCTTCTGCGTCTTGCCATGGCATCACTTATTGCATCGCTCTCTTTCTTTACAGACAAAACTCCATTTTCACGTTCAATTCTTAATTTTTCTGCGTAAAGCAGTATTTCCTTGAAGGCATCAGAAAAGTCAAGCGATTCTGCCAGCTTCTTGGCGTCCTCCTTGCCTAAAACTTTCTTGAATGTCTCCAAGAACTTTTTGGCAGCATCGTCGCCAAGAATTGAAAAGCCTTCCACGACTTTCTCCCCCTTCTTAAGGCCCTCCATAAACGAGGCCTTGATGACCTCTGGAGTGCTAATAAAGGTCCCCGTCAGAAGGTCCTTGACGCGCCCTGCGGACGACTTAAAGGCCTTCCAGCTCGTGAAGTCGAACTCCATGAACGACGATGCAGCCTTCTTTACTTGGTTGACCAGGCTGGACAGCACTTGGCCTATCCCGATTATCGCCCCTATAGTCGCCGAGGCGAATCCCTTGATAATAGTTGAGAGATCGACCGTGAAAATCTGCGTCCAGTTCCCGAATATCTTGTCCAGAAATTTATTCCAGTTGTCGTTTATGTTTGCCATTATCCGAATCGCGTCATCCCTGAAAAGCTCGTAAAGCTTGCGCCAGGTGCGGCCAAGGACTCCGAAGATCGTGACCAGCCTGTCCTTCAGGTTGTTGAAGATTGATACAACGTAGTCCCCGATCGTGGCCGTGGTGTCCCCGAAGGTGATCATTTTGTCCTTAAAGGCGAAAAGCGCCCCGGCCGCGGCCGCTATGGAAGTTACCAGAAAGCCGAGCGGATTCATGGCGACCGCGATCGTCAGTGCGCGAACCGCTTTTGTCGTTAGGAAGATCGAGCGCGCTAGGCTGCCAAACAGAACCGCGGTCTTCAGCGCCGCGAAGGCGGCCAGGCTGCCACCTATGAATTTTATGGCGAGCGCCAGTTTGCGCGCTGATTTCACGTTCTCTGTGACCTTGTCTTCCATTCCGACAAGAATCCTGATCGCCCCGGTCATCGTTACGACCATGCTCTTGAGCCCTTCACCGAATCCACGTTCGCCGATCGCCAGATATGCCTCTTCGATCACAGATCTGAGTGATTTGAATGCACCGAAAAGCGTCTGGTTCATTAAATCTGCATTGCGCTTGGCCTCTCCTTCAAGCCCTCGCAATTCCTTTGAAAGATCACTTGTTTCATCAGCCATTTCGGAAAGCAATATGGCGGCCACTGCATTTCTTCTTCCAAAAATATCGACCGCTTCACTGAGGCCAAGATTTGCATCGCGAAATTCACGAAAAACGCCAATAAGTCCGCGCCTTTCAATGTCAACATCATCAAGGCCAAGGCCGAGATTGGTAAGAGCTTTTTCTGTTTTCTCGGTTGTGGCTGAAAGCGCTGCCAGAACGCCCCTGAAGTTGGTTCCTGCCATTGATGCCTGGATTCCGGCATTTCCGAGCATGCCAAGGGCTGCGGCGGTTTCTTCCATGGATATGCCTGCTGCCCGGGCTGCTGGACCAGCATATTTGAAGGATTCTCCAAGGGTCTGGACCGTTACGTTTGTCCGGTTTGCTGTACCGACCAGGACATCCGCCACATGCTCTGCTTCTGCGGCCTCTAGCGCAAATTGCCGGATTGTGGTCGATGTCAGTTCCGCGGCCTCGCCCAGGCCAAGAACACCGGCAATTGCAAGGTCCAGAGTCGCAGGGATGGCCGCTATTGACTCTTCGGCAGTGAATCCGGCCCTGGACAGGGCAAGCAGGCCTTCCGCGGCCTCCTGGGCGCTGAAACGGGTCGTGGCGCCCAATTCTCGCGCCACTTCGGTGAATTCCGTCATATTGTCCATTGAGCGCCTTGTGACGCCCGCCAGCTGCGCGATTGTGTCCTCAAAGCCACCGATAACCTTTACGGTGTCCTTGACTGCCCTGATGGCGGCAAAAGCCCCGAAAAACGATGCCAGGAGCGGACCGACCCTTTTCAGGGTCGATCTGAGGCCTGCGGCGGACTTCTTAACGCCATCAATTGACTTTTTGGCCTGGATCCCGCCGGTTTTTGCCTTCCTCGCATCGATCACTATCGGAAGAGTCGCCATTATTTTTCCTGTCGCGCTGCCATCCCAGCCATTCGTCGTCCAATGCCAGGATGTAATGAAAATACTCTAACCTGCTGCGGCCCTTTATGTTGTAGGCGTCCAGAACGGCGGAGATGTCCGAGGCAGTAAGAGGACATGCCCCAAACCCGGTTTGACGGGATCTGCTGACCACATCCCATATCTCCCAGACAAGATTGAGGCCGGGCATTGGATCTGGTTCGCTTTCCAGCTCCTTTGGCATTTCCCCTGTTTGATCGTAGATGTACCAAAGCTTATCCTCAAGCGATAGATCGCCCTTTTTCTCTACCGTTCTGAATTCAAGCTGCCACCGCAGGCAGCTTCTCAGTTTCCCTCAATGTTCTCCTGTTCCTCGACCCTGAAGAGCTCGATTTCGGTCGCAAGTTCCTGAACCATCTCGAAAAATTCAGGATATGTTGAAAATATCTCGTATGCCTTTTCAGAGGAATACTTAACGTCAATCAGCTTGCCCTTTTCATCAGGCTCCTGCAGATTCTCCCAGTCCAGAAGAATGAACCGCGCATAGGCCTTGTGGGTGATTTCCTTGGCCAGGTCGTTGTCATCGTTCAGAAGCCTTGACGGCTTGTCCATGATCTTGCCGAGCTTCCTGGCATGAGGTTTCCAGAGCTTCCTGTAATATTCCTTGTAGGCAGGGTTGCTTACAGAAGCGATCTTCAGGCGCAGGCCTTCAACCTCATCTACCCAGACGCCATTTGAGACCTTGTCCTCATCGGTTGCAAGTTTTGAGATATTAAATCCCTTTTTCTTCATGATTCTTTCCTTTCCGGTGGGTCCATAAAAACATGCCGACCCGGGATAAACCCGGATCGGCTCAAATCAGCTTACGCAGGGAATCTCGCGATCCTGCAGGTTATGCCTTCAGATGCATGCCTGAAGCTCTCGAAAGTCAGCGGCACCATGATGTCCGTGTTCTGCCCGGTTGCGTTTCTGCTTCCGTCCGTGAGCTTCACGCGCGGGAATTCGATCACATATCCATCTCCTTCGCCGGTCTTCGTGACCATTGCCAGGGAAACCTCGGTGTCATCCAGGTACTTCTTGATCACATCCCGGTTGATGTGGTACGCCTCAAGCCCACCAGTGATCCCGATGCTTCCTGAGCCGAGCGAGATCGGGCCAAGTTCAGCAAGCTGGCTGCGCTGACGCATGTTGTTGGTGTAATCGAAGTTGAAGTTGGTGGCCGCGTACACCAGGTTATCCTGGATAACCGCGACAATGTCGTCCACGTTGTTCAGAACGTTCTTGGTCGGAGCCGCCGTGATGCTTGAAGATCTCGGCGAATTGTTCTCGATCGCCCTTTTGCCAAGAAACCCGATGGATCCTGTGACAATCGCCTGCACAACGAAGCTCAGGGACAGGGTGTTCGGAGACATGCCGGTGTAGTATTCGTACTCGTCCGTCAGGTCAGTGAACTTCTTGTCGAATTCGACATAGCGGTCTGCAACGCCATTGACAATCTGGCCACCCTGATATACCTGGATGGATGCGCCGGCCGATTCTGTGACCATTGCGTTCTTTCCGGCTGTGAGGATCATCTTGCCGGCAGCAACAGAAACGATCTTCCATTTCTGGTTGTTGTTGCTGTTTACGGCGCCGCTGGTCCGAATCCACTGATTTGCCACAAATCCTGCAGCCACAAAGCCGCTGCCCGAATCATTGATCGAGTTGTCAGTGGCATCGAACGAGAAGGTGGTTTGCGTGTCTGCAACAGGGCTTGACCAGCCTGCGGACTGCAGGACCATGGCCATGAATTCATCGTAAGCCCCGTATGAAAGCTCGATTCCAAGCTCTCCCTCGGCGTGGATGTTCACACGCGGAACCTCTGCGATCTGGCGATCGTCCCGAATTTCTGCGCTCTGGACATTCGCGGTCACCTGTTTGAAGGATTCGCTGGTCAGGCGCACGGCCTGGTATGCGACATCCGTTCCTGCCTGGGTTGTGCCAAGCGTGGCGGCATCAAACACGTTGGTGCCGGCAAAGAACGTCTCGGTCGTGGCGATCGAGTTACCTGCGGTTCCGGGTGTTTTGGCCTCGAAGACCAGCTCGTTATTCGCGTTGAACGCGACGTCTGCCGGAGCCTCGTATCCAGATGTTCCTGGAGTGCGAACGCGAACGGTCGCATGCGGGGTTGTGGTCCCGGCATAATAATCGGTCCCGGCCGTGCCCGTTCCGAGCATGGTCTTGATCAGGCTCGCCTGCGTTGCAGCAAGGCTTGCGCCAATCTTGATATCATTGGCCTGGGCCATGGTATCTTTGAACCGATAAACGGTCGAATCGACGGTCATTGTGTCGCCGTCCGTCGGGTTTGTATCCAGGGTCAGGGTTCCCTGGGCCATCAGGGCAGCCGGGCTCACGTTGAAAGCCGACTCCTCCTTGAAGCTTACTGAAATTCTGTCTGCATCAGACATCTTTCTTCTCCTTGGTTAGAAGCCTATCCATACCTTGTTCCCGGAGGAGTCCACTCCGAGACAACAAACTACTACTTCGTTTTCCTGCAGGTTGGCGATTTCGTCACCGCTTGCGGCATCTTGCTCGGCCACAACTCGCAGGAAATTGATACTCTTGTTCTGAATGAAGAAATACGGGCCGCCCTTTGTCAGGTTCGCGACCGGCGGAAGGATCGCCTCCAAGTCGGTGACCGCGCCAGCATCGATCGTAATCACGCGGCCCATTGACACGGAAAGCTGCACATCCGCATCGATCGACAAGGCCGTGGCCCCGCCGAAGTGAAACTCGTCGGTAGCCTGGTCTTCTTCGCGGACCTCAACGATCGGGATGTCGATCGAGGACCCGGTCCTGAAAGACTCAACCGTCATGCTCAGCAGCTGATCGGCGCCCTCGCCAAAACGGCAAGGAACGTGGAAGCGGCCACCCCATTTCAGGACCTCGTCCTGTGCAGGCGCAACCGTAAACGTGATGATGCCAGTCGATGTATCAATCGACCAGTTTCCTGCTTCTGCCAGCGGGGTATCATCGACCGAAACCAGAATGGTCCCGCCGATCGGCTTCGTGATATTCCGGCTCCGAACAACAGGGCTTTCCTCGTATGTTTTATAAAGCTGGAACTGCTTTGTAGTTCCGTCACCTGTCCCAAATATCTGGTCCGTGGCAGATGGCGCGCTGGTGTGGTCTTCGGCCGTGCTGTCATCCAGCGGATCCCAGTATCGGAACATCTCTGCGGCACCGCGCCTGGCGATGTAAAAGCTGATCAGCTCTGTAAGCCTGGTTGGCTGCTCTTTGATCGCCCATACTGCGTTGTACTGGCGCCTTGCATCTGTCCACCTGGAAACCCGATTTTCAGCCCCGCTATCGACCACCATGATATTGGTCTTGAAGCCCGGGCCACCGCTCGAACCGTAGCTGATGCCAGTCGGGAAAAGCGGCTCGCTGTATCCCTGGTTAACCGTCATCGTGAAAAACATATCGGTCGATGGATTGACCGTGGCCGTGAGCTTGATCGTGAACGTTCCGACATCGCTGGTCTGCGGCGTGCCCTCGAACGTCCTGGTCGCACCGTTGAAGGTCAGCCAGCTGGGCAGCGGATTGCCGTCCGATTTCGTGGCCGTGTAGTCCATCGTCTGATCAAGGCTGCGCGGATCAATGATGAAAGCGTCGGCCGGGAAAGTGTAGCTGTAAAGATCGCCGACCCTTGCCTCCTGGTCCTGAATCTGCTCGTTGATCTCCGGCCAGAACAGTATGCTTTCAGCGTCCATCACCATTTCAACGCCGTCAACCGCGGCAGGGAAAATCACCGGCGATTGCACAATCATCTCGATACCGTCGACCTTTGTCTCCTTCTGCACCTGGGCTGCCGCGCCCTCGAACATCGGAGCAGGCCCCTTGCCCTCGTGGATCTCGGCCTGCAGGTACTCGAGCGTCGGCTCAACGATCGCGTTCGATTCGTTTGAAATGAAAACAAAATCAAGCTCAGGCGGGAAGCCGGTCTTGGTTTCCGCCGTGATAAAAACAAAATCCAGTTCTGGAGCTGCCATTTTAGTTGTTGTCGATCAACGTTACGCGAACGGCCGCCCATCTGTTCTCGACAGCCAGACCATCCTCGCCTACATTCACTTTCTCGAACGATGCGGCATCCAGCGCCGTTTCATTCGCCGCAGTTTTCCATTCGATGTTCATGCGGCTGTTCAGCAGGTCCATGTCGATAACATCGTTCAGGCCGTCCTGCAGGCCCTTGACCATTATCTGATCCATGTCGAAGTTTTCGCCCATGTCCAGGTTCGGCAGCTTTATGCGCTCCCAGCTGCCGGCATTGCCGCTATGCACGAACTTCGTGCCACTCCCGCCTGGCTGCGTGGCCGTGTGATTGACGCCTGCCCTTGTTGTACCGAGCGTTGCCGCGTCGAAGAAGTTGGATCCGCTGTTGAAGGTCTCGGTAGATGCAATCGAATTGCCCCCGGTGCCGCCAACCTTGGCCTGGCAGATCGCATCGTTCGCACTGAATTCGTGCATCCAGACAGTAGGATGCTCTGTCATGCTTGGCGCGTATCCTCCTCCGCCCAGCAGGTTTATGGCCCTGTAGATATTGCCCTGTGTCGTTGCCAGGTCCACGCCGATCTCGATATTTCCGTCGCTGTCCGTAAGGCTATCCTGCAGCGTGTAGGTCTTGGAGTCCAGCGTGAACGTGTCGCCGTTTGTCGGCTGGACCGCTAGGGTCAGGGTTCCCCTCGCCGGTACTCCCCCGTCCAGGGTCGCGTTGTCCCACATTGTCACGGGAGACAAGCCTCCGGACCAGCCTTTGCCCACTTTCTTGATCGCGCCAAGGATCTGCCGGCCGGAGCCCGTCCTGTCCAGGTTTCCACCTGACGCCGCGAGCAGCAGCCCCTTTGAATAGTCCAGGAAGCCGGCCGTCCCGGTCATGGCGTTTGCATCTTTGTTTGTATCGGTCTGCCAGGTTGCCAGGTCCGCCTTTGTTCCGGTCGTTGTCGTTGCAAAGTTGGTCATGCTGTTGTCGCTATCGTAAAAATTGAAATCCAGCAGTAGCGTACTGACTGCCGCATCGTTCATCGCCGAGAAGTTATAGTATTTTGAGCCTGTGCATCCCTTGAAAATGTTATTCAGCGCGCCTTCCGTCACTGTGAACGCACCGTCAAAAGATAAGAATGCACTTGATCCGTTGTTACAGCCAGCGAACACGTTATCGTTTACAACGGTCGTGAATGATCCTGTACCATCAAGCGAGTCAAATAACTTGGCGCCTCCGCCGCAGTTTCTGAAAATGCAGCGTTTGATCTTGGTGTCGTTCCTGCGGCCGGTGCCGTCCTCGATGATCTTGCCGCAGTTGTCAAAGTAACAATCATAAAGCTCGATCTGCGCGTCATTGTTCGAGCCGCTAAAATTATTGAGGAAATAAGAATCTGAAAAATCACGAAACATTATGAATCTGGCATAGACGGTTTTGTCGCCCGTTCCGCTTCCAGTGATGTACGGGCCTGCCTGGTCATGGTTAATAACAGCAGCCCACTGGTTGAGCGCTTTATGGTAATACCCGGCCGTCATTTTGCCCTCGACAGATGAGCGATAAACACCGTCCATCATGATAATCCAGCCATTTATCCCGGCGACAGTCCGCGCCTGCCCCATGGTCTTGACTGCCTGAGATTCTGACAGGCCATCATTGCTGTCATCGCCGTGCCTTGGGTCAATGTATGCGGTCGCCATCTCGTTCTCCTTATGGCAGGTTCGTCAGTCTGATCAGGAAGGCTACCCACCTCGCGCCGGTCAGCGGCGTGATATCGCCCTCGGTGTACTCGACGAAGCTCGCGCCCTGGCATGCACCCTGCGTCGCCCCGTACTTGAATTTCAGTTGGTAACCGACGTCGAATCGATTGGTATCCACCACCAGGTCGTTGATCGCGTCGATGTACTTGCCCATGATCAAGCCAACCAGCTTGTTTTCCTGGCCTGTGTCAAATTCCGTGAAAGTCAGACCAACCGACTGATTTGCTTGACCATCCAGGGTCCATCGGTCGTTCAGCTGCATGGCGTTGACGTCGACGCCTGCGCGATAGGTGCCCAGGGTCGCCGCATCGAAAACGTTGCTCCCGGCCGCGAATGTTTCAGTCGTTGCAATGCTGTTGCCACCGACACCTCCGTCAATCGCCACGACCTCGGCGATGTCGCTGGAGAAGGATCTCAAGAAGGCCGAAGTGTTCCGCGTGGTGCCAGCGTAGTATTCGACGCCCTCGGTGCCGGTCAGGCTGACAGCCGCGACCATGTTCGCCTGGGTGTCGGCGAGAGCAGCCTCGCGCTGGATGTCGTTCGCCTGGGCAGGCGTGTCCATAATCCTGTAGGTCTGCGTCCCGATCGTGAAGGTGTCGCCGTCGCTCGGATTGACGTCAACGGTCAGCTGACCACCGGCGTGAATCCCTCCAGATTGACTGGGAGCATCCCAGATAGCTCCCTGGGCGTTATTGGATAATGCGATACCAATAATCTCGGATCCACGATTTTTTCCACCGATCCCGGTCGCATGGCTGTTTCCGCTGATGGTAATGTTGAAAAGCCCGTACCCCGGATCAAGCATCTGCGGGTCTTCATTTCGGTCATCGTCCGATACTCCTGTTGCTGAATTCCAGGCCGCGATGTCCGCACGCTGGGCCGTCAGGCTCTCAAACCAGGCGGTTGCCACTGTGTTGTTGTAGTAGGTGTTGCCGTCCATCTGGCCGATAAAGGCCTCGACACTGGCATCAACCGCGTCGATCTCAACCAGGACATCGCACTCGCAGGCCTCGATGATGTTATTCAGGCAGCCATCAGTGTAGGCAGTGCCATTCTTGGTAAACTTGAGCATTTCCTCATCGACCTTGCAGGCGTAAAAAGTGCAATTCCGGACGCCAGCGTACTCGGTTTTTCCATCGATCTGGTCAATGAAATCAAACAAGCGGTCACTTCCGTCTCCGCACTCCTCGAAACGACAGAATTCGTATGTCTGGTGGCAGTGGTGTCCGACAGTGATCCGCTCGCTGATCTTTTGGCAATTCTTGAAAAGGCAATTCCTGAAAACCACGGAATTGCTGTTGTTGAAGCCGAAAATCAGGCCTGCCATGTCCAGAAACTGTACGCCATCAAAATAGGCGTTTTCCGTTCCGCCCGCATCATCAATGGTGAAATAAGTTCCTGTTGGCCGTGTGACAATCGCCTGATGCTTGCTCCTGGCGCGCCAGATGATCGGATTGGAATCAATGCCAAGCTTCGGTATTCCATCCGTATGCGGATAAGTGCCATCCGCCATGTTCGCCACGTCCCCGTTGTTGAGAATCGCGTTAAGGCCGGTAATCGTGGCCTTTGCATTCGCCCAGGACAGACCGTCGTTGGCATTGTCACCGTTTACAGGATCGACATATTTTTCAGACATTTTATGGTTCGCTCCCGTCATTTCTGAGGGTCATCTTGAACTTGACCCAGCGCCCGGTCTGCTGCACGATTGAATCATCACCGATATTGAGTTCTTCAAAGGCATCCGCAATGCATGCGGATTCATCAGCACCGATTCCAAACTCCAGGGTCCGTTCGTAGTCTCCCAGGGTCGTGTCGACGACCGCGAAAGGTGAGTCCTCGAAAATGTGCTGCAGAAACTCGTCGATCGTGAAGGTTTCGCCCATGTCAATCGGATCGAATTCAAGCTCTGATCTGCCACCCTGGTCGCCAGTGTACTCCCAGGTTCCGCCTGTCAGCGTGGCAGACCCACCGCTGTAATTGGTGATCGTCGGATTTTGCCAGGAAGTGGCAAATTTCTCGTTGTCCAGCACGATTGAGACGCCGATCGCACCGCGTACCGCGCGCGCCTGGCCGGTCCTGTCGCTGTTCCCTCGAGGAACTACCCCGAACTTTCCATGCGCCGGATTTTGCATCTCCGGATCAGTGCCAAGATCATCGTCTCCTGCAGCCGTATCATCTGCAAGCTGCTCGAATCCATCGCGCCCCAAAGTCGTGGTCCCGAGCGTGGCCGCATCAAACTGGTTTTGTTCGGCTGTGAAAGTGTCCGTGGTTGCGATCGAATTCCCGGCCGAGCCCTTGGTTTTGGCCGTCATCACCGCGTCGTCCGATGACCAAGAGCCGCAGGATACCGTCGGGTGCAGCGTCATGCTGGCAGCGTACTTGGTCCCGGCGCCCGCCTCGAGGTTGATCGCTGCCTTGATGTTGCCCTGGGTTTCAGATGCGCTTGCCCCGATCTTGATGTTTCCGTCCACATCAGTCAGGGTATCCTGCATGGTGTAGACCTTCGAGTCGATCGTAAAGGTATCACCATTGCTCGGATTGATCGGCAGGCTCAAGGTCCCCTGGGCTGCGATTCCGTCTTTCAGGCCCGTGCCAGTATTGGCAAAGCCCGTGGTCCCGGCGCACTGATACCAGGTGTTGTAATCCAGAAGCTCCCAGAAATCGTTGTTTCCATCCACCTGATCAGATGAAAGAACGTGGTCACATGTTGGATTTTGTGTGATATTGTTGCGAGATGCTGCAATGTTTGTCTCGTCTCCCAGGAATGGCAGGAGGTCCTCAGTGCCAACATTGCAATTGTAGAAAACGCAATTCTCGATCTTTGTTTTCAGCGCTGCGTGCCCTTTGAGTTTCGTAAAAAGACTGTCACCGCCCCCACAACGGTCCATAATGCAATGATCCATAACCAGACCATGGATATTCCCTCCCGAGCTGTCCTCATGGATTTCCTCGCATTCCACGAACTTGCAGTTGGCGAATTCCACGCCCGTATCGTTGCCAGAGTTGATGACCTCGATGCATGCATCGTCCAGTTCATTGAAAACAAGGTTCTCAAAGCGAACATAATCGTCGTTCGACGCATCAATCTGCATCATAGGTCCGGGCGTGTCATCGATGATGAAAGCCGTGTGTCGGCGCTTGCCCTGGTAGGTAATTTTTCCGCTTCCGAAAGATCCTGCAGCAAATCCGCCATCGGAAGTCTTGTAAGTGCCTTGGAGAAGGATAATTACATCGCCATCGTTTTTTGTCGTGGCAGCAAGGGTTTTCTTGGCATTGGCTTCGGACAGACCGTCATTCGTA